TTTTATTCCCCTCGCAGACCCGCACCGGCCCGATGCTGTCGGCTGATGTGATCCAGGAAACGGGGGTGATGGCCGTCGTGGTGGTGGTCGAGTTTGGCGACGGCGACGATGCAGCCAATGACTATGCCGATGCCGTCTCAGCTCTGTTTCCGCAGGCGCTGACCATTCCAATTACCGGCGGGCTTATCACAATTGAACAGCCCGCCAATATCGCTAGCGGGTTCCTTGATGACCGAGATTGGCGCGTTCCCCTGACGATCCGCTACTCGGCACTCAACAGCTAAGGAACCCCGACATGACCAAGAAAAAAACACCCTCTCTGGCGGCCCAAAATAGTTACGCGCCAATCACCGGATACGTGAAGCCCGCAAAGGTCGGCATCCTGACTGGGCCATGCTTATTCACCGAGGGCGAGGCCCCCGATGTTGGCACAAAGATCAAGTTTCAGACAACTGGCGGCAAGAACTTCAGCGGCACGGTTGCACACATCACAGAAATAAACGGCGAGATCCAGGTCGGCTTCAAAGACGGCATCCAGCGCGCCCAAGAATAGCGGCCTTCCCGGCGGGTCGCTTCCCTGAGCGGGGTTAGGCCGGGATCATCCCAATCAGTGAAGGAGCCTCTCATGGCTTTGCAATCATCTGTCGGCATCACGGTTGGCGTTTCTGCCACCCTGCCCACAACTCACGACGACGACGCATCAACAGGTTTTCCCGGAATGACCTACATTGCTTGCGGTAAGCTATCTGGTCCGCCCTCTATGACGGGTGTTTTCGATACTGCCAGCTTTGACGACATTTCTACAGGCGAAGAGACGAAAATCGTTGACATGCTACGCGCTGGCGCTGGCGAACTGATGTTTGGTTATGACGGCGCTGACACGGGCCAAGTTGCCCTTGAAACGGCGGCGGACGCCACTTCGGATGCTACCAAAAAAGTAGCTTTGGAGTTCACGCTTGCAAATGGCGATGTCTACTACCGCCTCGCAATCATCACGTCTTACACGCCAATCGCGGCAATCGGCAGCGTGCTGATGGCCACCATCGCGGCTGAGTTCTATCGCAAGCACATCAAGGTCGCTGCGTAAGCATCCCGACGCGCTGGTTTCTTTCCTCCTGGCGTTTGACGGATAGGGCCGCATTGGCGTGGTTAACCAATGCGGCCTTTTAACCAAAACCACAGGAATTTATCACATGACGGACTTTGCAAAACTGACCGGCCAGCCCGCAGTAATTGACGAAAGCCTTGAGTCATTTCTCTGCAAGCCATTTGGCTTCAAAGACGGCAGCGATGGCCAGCTTGAGCTGACAATGCACCCGTACAACGGCACGCGGTTCAAGAAGGCTGTGCGCAAGATGCAGATCAAATCGACGCGGGCAGACAAGGCCGATGCAGAAGCTGACAGCGATATGACCGAGGACGAGCTTGACGCGGAAATCCTCAAGGGGGATGGGCGCACAGCCGAACTGCTGGCGCGCTGCTGCGACAGCTGGAACCTGAAAGACAATGGCAAGCCGGTTGTGTTCAGCCTTGAAAGCTGCACAGCCCTTTTTGCCGCGCTTGAGCACCTGCGCACATCAGTTGATCTGGAGATCACCGCAGTGGGAAAAAAGACCAAGGCGACAAAGACCGCCTGATATTGTGGGCGCGTCAACTTGCTTGGCTGCAATGCGCGGACTCTGAAAAGGCTCCCGTGCGTTGGGCGCAGCTGGACAACGCGCCCCATATCCTGCCCGATCGAAGTGGCCTTCACGACGCGGCATATATCCTACAGCGCGTTGGCTTTTGCGCCCCGATGGAAATGGGCGGCAGGCAGGGCATTAGCGCCGGGCAGATCATGGACTTTGTCGCCGCAACCTGCGGTCTCATGTCGCCGTATGAAGTGGACGCGGCCCTCATAGCTTCAAACGCCTATGTGGCCGAATACGGGCGATCCAATAATCGCAGCACGGATGCGCCGTGGGATTGGCCCAAATCCAAGCGTGATCTTGAGATATTTGAGGTGGCGACGGCAAAGGCGATCAAGACTATTGTGGGCGGGTGAGGGAGTCTCTGATCTGCTTTAGCAGGCTGATAATCGCCGATATCGCCATCAGCCCGACGCCTGCCCCAAGCAGCGATGCACCCGATACGACCAGCGAAGGTGTGCCGTCATAAAGACCGGAAGCGGCGATGATTGCACCAAATGCCAAGGCTAAGATGCCTAAAAGCCATAGAAAATTGTCCAGCTAAATTACTCCAAAGTTTCGCGCATAACTTAGCGCGCAGCTTTGCTACTCCGCAAGGACCGCGCACATGACCGATATCGCCGAACTTGCGCTAAAAATCGACAGCAGCCAAGCGCGCACCGCAACCAAAGACCTAGACAAATTCGGCAAGGAGGGACGCAGCGCTGAGGGCGCGGCAACGCGGCTGGGCAAGTCTTCAAAACTGGCGTTTGCTGGAATGGCTGCGGCTGCAACGGCTGCGGTGGGGGCAGTGGCTTCCCTTGGGGCTGCCGTCCGCGTAATACGTGAATTTGAATCTTCGATGTCTCAGGTCGCGGCGATCACGCGTGCCACCGCTTCCGAGCTAGAAGCACTGCGCGACGTTGCCAAAGACCTCGGAGGCACGACAGAATTTAGCGCTTCTCAGGCCGCAGATGGCCTTAAGTTTCTAGGCATGGCTGGGTTCAATGCTGCGGAAAGCATGGCCGCAATTCCTGCGGTGCTGGACCTCGCCACAGTGGCATCAATGGACCTCGGGTCTGCGGCTGACATTGCATCCAACATCATGTCAGGGTTCGGTATAGATGCTGGTGAGGCCGCTCGGGTTGCCGATGTTTTGGCGGCAACATCTACTCGCGCAAACACAAGCGTGGGACAGCTTGGCGGCGCAATGGCAACGGTTGCTCCGATCTCAGCTGCAATGGGCATCAGCTTGGAGGATACAGCATCAGCTATCGGCATCATGGCTGACGCTGGTATTCAAGGCGAGCGGGCCGGTACTGCCCTACGCGGAGTGCTGGCATCGCTGGCCGGGCCGACTACGCAGGCCAAGGACGCGCTCGCTGCGTACGGACTGACCGCCGCTGATGTAAACCCCGAGACTGTTGGGCTCTCTAAAGCTATGGATGCTCTAGGCGATGCAGGCGTAAGCACCGCCGACGCGATGCAGATATTTGGGCGCGAGGCAGCTTCTGGCGCGCTCGTTCTAATCGACGCCGGGGATAAGGTTGATACGTTCAGCGAGGCCATTGCGGCGGCCAGCGGCGCTGCCGCTGAGGGCGCAGCTATTTTCCGCGACAACTTGGGTGGCGATGCCTTGGCCGCCGCATCTGCTTTGTCAGGTTTGGCAATTGCTATAGGCGAGGCTGGCTTGACGGCGGTGCTTCGGACAGCACTGAAAATTGTCACAGCCTTTGCTCGGGAGCTTAGCTCGCTGACAGCTTCAGTTTCCGACTTTTTTACCGCGCATGACCCGGTGGAGCAGGCAGTTCTTAATGCAGCGGACGCCATGAACCAAGAGGCGCGTCAGGCGTTGCAGCTTTCAAACCGTCTGCTGGAAATGGGCGAAGTTTCTTACGATGTTTTGGGCGCGAAAATTGCCTTGATCGAAACAACTTTGCGCGGCATTGAGGCTAACCGCCAAGAAGCTATTTCTGTAGCTAAAGCTAAAGATGCATACAGGGACGCAGCCAACACCGCGCAGCAAGCAAACGATGTAATTAGAACGTACCAGTCTCTGGTGAGTTCCGGCATTGAGTTGTCACCAGAAAATCTTGCAAGTTACGAAGACTGGATTGGCAAGCTGCAAGTGGCCGTTGCCACCCAGCAGGAAATAGTTGACGCGGCTGGCGCTATTGGCCCCGAGTACGACAAAGCCGTCGCAGAATTAGATATTCTCAGAGCTTATCTTGCAGATGCAGACGGCGCGACTGTTGACTTGAACAAAAACACCGTGGATGTGGATCGGAACTTAAACACCGCATCTGGCGCGGCCAGTGGCCTCGCCAATGAAATGGGCCGGGCGGCCAGCGAAGCTCAGGCCTTTGTCGCCAATCTTGGGCGTGGTTCTGGCATAGCCGGATTGCGCGCAGAAGTTGACGCCTTGTCTGGTGGCGGAAGCTCGCAAGAAGTAGCGGGGGCGCGACGTGAGGCTGAAATAAGGTCTAGCCCCGAATTTAAATCTGCCATGCAGTCAACTCCCGGTTTTCGCGATGCAGCGCTGGATGGTTTGCAAAAAGAAATTGCGCTCGAAAAAGAGCGCGTCGGCCTGATGGAACAGCGGTCTTCTCTGTTAACCACTATAAATGCAACCGGCGGCGGCGGCGGCGGTGGCGGCGGCGGCGGTGGCGCGGCATCCAGCGTCACCGAACTGACCGAATCCGCCCGCGCCGCCCAATCCATCCTGAGCCAAGTCACCCGCGAGGCAGTCACTTATGCTCAGGTGGTCAACGAGCTTGGCGCAGCGCTGAATGCGGGCAAGATTGACCAAGACGCATTCAACGCTGCTGTGGATCTGGCCGACGAGAAATTCAACGAAGTTGACCGGGCGGCGCAAAACTTCGGCGATGGACTGTCTACTGTATTTGCCGACGCCCTCACAGGCGCTGACAGTCTCACAGACGGACTTGGTCGCATGTTGTCTCAGCTTGGAAACGCTCTTGCGAATGAGGCATTCGGAATGTTGTTCAGCGGCAACGGCAACGGCAAAGGTGGTGGCAGCATCTTAAGTGATTTGTTCGCAGGCTTTTTCGACGGCGGCGGGATGATCCCAAGCGGCCAGTTCGGTATCGCAGGCGAGCACGGCCCCGAGTTCATTCAAGGCCCGGCCCGCGTCACCTCCCGCGCGGACACGTCCCGCATGATGGGCGGCGTCGGCGGCAATGCGACCATTACTATCGTTGCGCCCGAGGGGTTTAGCGCCCAGCAGCAAGGCGAGATCCAAGGTATCGCAGTGAACGTCACGAGCCAAGGCATTAGCAGCTATGACCGCACGACCCTGCCGGGCAGCGTGAACCGCATCAACAGTGATCCCCGGAGGCGCGGCTAATGGCATTGTCTTATCCCCTTTCATTGGCCGCGTTTCAGGACAGGGCCAAGATCACTGTCGCTGAATTTGTAATCAACAACCCTCGCCAAATCAGCCGCACCGCTGGCGGGTCGCAGCTATCGGCATCCCTTGGTGATTCCGTCTGGCGTGGATCTTTTGAAACGCCCCCAACAAACGTCCGGGCCGAAACCGCAGCGATCGACGCGCTTCTGTCGGTTCTGGATCGGGCCGGATCTAGCTTTCTGGTCTACGATCCATCCAAACCGTATCCCGCCGATGATCTCACCGGCTCAATCACGGGCAGCGCGACGGTCACTATCAGGTCACTCAGTAGCTCAGATGCGCGCGTGATGGCCCTGAATGGCCTGCCCAGTGGTTTCAGCCTGCGCGCAGGTGATCTAATCGGTTGGACTTACGGCAGCAGCCCGACGCGCTACGCGCTGCATCGTCTTGTTGAGGATGCGTCCGGCACTGACGCGTTCGAAGTCACCCCGTTCATTCAGCCCGGCGCAAGCGCTGGTGCGGCGGTCACATTGATAAAACCGGTGATGAAGGCTGTGCTGCTGCCAAACCCCGGCTTTGGATCGCACAGGGCCGTCATATCGAGCGGCAAGCAATTCTCATTCGTCCAGACATTGAGGTGATCCATGCGTGACTACGGCACCGCGGTAGAGGCTCACCTCGCCGCAACTTCAGGCGTGCAAATCCGCCATCTTGTCTGGATCCAAGCGCGCAACCGCAGCAGCGGGGCGATTGAATCTGTAGGGTTCTGGAACGGTTTGGACGCGCGCAGCTTTACTATCGGCGGCTCTTCTCGGACGTACACCGGCGCGGGCACGCTTTTGGGCATTGCACCGATCACGGGCGAGGTTGGGTTGCAGGTTCGGATGCAGCAGGTCAGCTTGTCCGGCATCCCGCCCGAGGTGCTCCAGCTTATTCACGGATACGACGCGCGCCTCGCCCCTATCGAGGTCCACCGGGTTTTCTTTGATCCCGAAAAGGGCGTGCTGATCGGCGATCCGGTGCGCGTGATGAAGGGTTGGGTGGACGAAATGCCAGTGCCGACGCCAGCTGAGGGCGGAACCGATAGCGTTACGCTGACAGTCGCTTCCGCGTCCCGAGCGCTGACCAAAACACTGACGATCAAAAAGTCAGACGAGGCGCAGCGCCGCATAAGCGCTACCGACCGAGGCCG